TTGCATTATTCTTTAGGTAGAGATTGAATGAGTTCTGTGCTTTGCCTATAGTCATTGCTTCTCCTTCCTTCAGGATCTTCCAATTCTTGAACGCTTCCTTGATCTTCTTTTCATCTAGGTTATAGATCTCCTGCATTCTACTGAAGAATGGTCTATGCATTGGCTTTTCCTTTGCCATCTCTACCTCTACTTCATCCAAAGAGATAAAGGTCTCCTTACTTATTTCCTTCTCTAATTCTTTTACTTCTTTAGTTGGTTTCACTTGCGTTTCACTTGCGTTTCGTGTGCGTTTCACTTGCGTTTCAATATCGTTTCGATCACCTTGGTAAGTATCATATTTACAGATAGTTAGCCGTGTTGTTACCGTTTCGCTTTTTAACACAATCATTGAATCTTTTTCAAGCATTTTCAAAAACCTTAAAACCTTAGATTTGTTGATTTTCCATCTATTTGCCCAAGTTTCGTAGGAGTATATGACTTCACCCCTATTCACTTCTAAAAGTTGTCCCTTGATCAATACCTTCTTTGGTTCTATGTTAGCAGACATCAAAATATCTAGCCACCATTTTAGGTATTCAGGCTTAGACCATACCCAATGATCTTGAAGTTGCCTGTGTACTTTAATCCATCCGCTCATTTTTTGTAAATAAAAAAGCCCGACAGGTGGAAGGCTGCCAGGCTTAGGTTAAAGTTAACCTTTGGAATCATTCTCGCTTCCACACAGGAATGATTCGATATACAAATATAGAAAATTTTTCAATTATCCTACTAGAGAGCGTTTTTTTAATTGGTTATAGATGCACATATAACTCACACCCATCTCCATAGCTATCACCTTTGTAGGAACTCGATCCTGCCACATTTCAAAGATGACTATCTTCTCGTATTCGGTTAGGTTTCTCCTTCTCATTTGTTCAGGTAGTATTTTGCTATGCGTTTATCATTTACATTCACCATGTCGGTGATGATGTCTAGTCCTTCTTCCCGAAGGTTAGCTATCCTTGCTGATAGCCTGAAGCAGCCAAACATATTCAAGGCATCTAGCTGTGTGATCGAGTAGCCATTCAATAGCCATCCCTTGATCAAAGCAGTCTGTGAGTCGGTAGATTTCATAGGGATAAAATGAATTTTTTAGCCTCGTTTAAATACTGATTGAATTCTTCTTCTGTGATCTCCTGATAGTTCTCAGGCTTGACCACATACTGAACATAGCGTAGATTCTCTAGTCGGATGCTAGGGAATAATTCCAAAGCTAAAATACTTTCTTTACTGCTAGGATAGAAGGTCACGGCTAAGGTAGTATTCTTGTCTATTAGCTTGTAATGAGTGTACTGATTGATAGTGAAACAGGTAGCTAGTGTGAATTCAGATTCTACATCTACTGTTCGAAGGGTTTTGATGGTTAGATTCTCCATTTTGGATTTTGGTTTTTGGTGTTTAGATTAATTTAAGACCTAGCATATATCCCAGGGCAAAGATGGGAGACAGGGCTAGAATGGTGTAGATAATTTTGCCCGTGATCTGAAGTGCTTTTTTCATGGTTTAGAAAGTAAAGCCCCGAAGGGCTGTGATTAGTTAAGGATTTTAGCAGCCCACTTCTCTGCGTTCTTGATATTTGAAAAGTCCTTTGCTAGTAGCACTTGATCCATTCCTTGAAAGAACTGAACATAAAATGCTCTAAATTTTCCTGTGGCATCTTTGCTGATTTTTACTGCCTTACTGCCTGATCTGTTTGTCAAAGTTTTCATACTGTGAAAGGGTTAGAGTTAATGATGAACAAATCTAAACAATAGTTTAGAATAAACAATACTTTCAACAAAATTTTTGAATAATTTTTTTATCCGTAGCCTCCTTGATCAGATCCCCTATTAGCTTTTCTTTGACTTCTAGGTCTTCTGCTATCTCTTTTTTGGTGTATCCCCAACAGGCTAGGGTTATCACCCTATTCACTAGTTCCCTTGGCATCTCATTCACTAGATTCCCTCTAGGATTATTTGATGAAACTCCTAGGATCACATACAGGATGTAGTTCACTACTGCTAATCTCACACCCATGATCTCAGCTATCTGATGCTTGGTATGTCCTTGGGTGTATAGTTCCCTTACCAATGGGACTAGTGCTTCATGCTTGCAAGTTGCCATATTCTCTCGAAGGTTTCATTGAAGGGTAGCTTCTCAGTTTGGTAGGTAGACTTCACCCCCTTGGGGGCTAGGTCTCCTGGTCTCTTGATGAATTTTCCTAGGTATAGATAGTGACTCATTTTATCTGTAGATTATAGTTCTCAATAATTCTAGCACCAAAGACATTTTCACCTTTTTTGATAGCTTCCTTGATCGCCATCTTATCCGCTGTGACTACATTCTTCACATTCTGAAAAGAAGCAGGCAGGGCTTCTACTACATCTACCTCAACTGCTTCTGATCTTCTTAGTGAGATCTTGAATAGGGGACTTTCTATCTTCTCTATTCCACTCACTAGCATGGCTTTCTTGAGGCTTTCTGTTAACCATGTGACCTTCTTATCTCTGCTTTCTTTCATTGCCTTTAATCGCTTGATTTCTGCATCTATTTGATCACTCTCACTTTGGTAGTTGGCTATGACCTTAGCGTAGTTTATACCCTTGCTCTGTAGCTGTTCCTGATTGATCAGAAGTTCTGCTTCTAGTTCGGGTGTGAGTTCTTCTGTTTCAAGAAGCGCAGCTAGATACTGCGCCTCCTGTGTGATTTGGTATAGGTTCATGATTTTTTTTGTTTAGAATATTTGTATTCTGCTTTTTCAATCAAATCAATAATCTGATAAAGGTTATTTATTGACAGGGTTATATATGACATTTCGTTTGTATCTATTTCAATACATTCACCACCTATAAACTCTACATTAAAGGGATCTATTTCCTCATCTACAATTACAGATGTCAAAGTACCATCCTTTCTTTTTTTCAATTTGTACGCATTTGGTACAAGCACATTCACGATATTCATAGTCCTTCGATTATTTCAAGTTGATCCTTAGTTAAGCTATATTTTTTTAGTGCCTCCTTGGCTATCTTTTGCTGATCAGGTGTGCCATTCAAGTACTGAACTATTCCTGCGAACTGCGCTTCTGTAGGTGCTACCTTTGAAGGTGCAGGTGCTTGTCTCAAAGGCTTCATAGCTGCCTCCCCATCATCATCTGATATAGCTAGGTTTAGGACTGAAGTCAAGCCATATCTTCTAGCATAACTCAATGCACTACCCTGTGCCTGTGGGTCATTCTGCCGTACTACCTGAAGTGTGTAGGTAGCTGATAAATACTCCCCACTATCAGCATGGATTAACATGGTAGTGAGACCATCCCCATCAGGGAACTGTGATATCACAAGCCCTGCCTTCTCCATAGGTTCAGAGATCTCTGTGATGATGTGCGGAAGGCTTGCGTAGTTACTTTTGAAGAAGGGGTTCTTAGCATCCTTAGAGATGCGCCCTACCATAGCGTGAAACTTGGCTAGTCCTTGGGTTAGGTTTTGAATACTTGGTGATCTTTCCATTTGGTTTGTTTATTTGGTTAATAGTTTCTTTCAATTTCTAGTTCTAGTTCCATCAGCATGGATCTAGTAGGTACTACCTCAAAGCCATGTTCATAGGATGATAGGCTTCTAGTGTAGTCTATGGTGATCTCCATCTCCCCGTAGGCAGGGGCAAATTCACTTTCATCTTCACCGAAGTGTTCGATAGTGTAGTCACCGATCCAAAGGTAGTCCTGTCCTTCGTAGGTGAATGTGATCTCTTGATCAAAGTAGTTTTCTGAATCGTAGTTCATTTTTTTTAGGGTTTAAAGTAAAGCCCCGAAGGGCTGTGATTAGATTCTTTGATATTTTGGCCAGATTTTTTTTGAAGTTTTTGGATCTATAATTGACTTTGTAATTATGTAAGGAATTGACTCATCCTCAACTGAATCAAATCTTATCCAAGTTTTATTTGGTGCAAATCGAGAATCAATATCTCTTGAACTCCAATCAACTTGAACCTTTTGTTTGTCAAAGTCAACATCTACAATTCTTCCTATTTTTCCAATAGTTACAATATTTGCTATTGATTTTACTACTTTTTTTCCGATTTGAATTTCGTTTGCTTTCATGGTTTATTTTGATGTGCTTGTTTGTTAAGTCAAATATCGAAGGAATAAATTAAATAAAAAAATATTTATTAAAAAACTTTCTACAAAAAGTGAGATTTTTTTCAAGCCTATCTTTTTATCCCTATAACTTGCAAATAAAAACATGGAAGAATCAGAAATCTTGAATCCTTTTGGATATGGCAAAGCCTCAAAGGTTATGGATGAAAATCGAAAGCCTGCTGAATGGTGGGTAGACTACATCCAATTTAATGAAGTGGTAGCAGAAAATGAATTTTATGTACTTTTTGCTGATGGCTTCCTGATCAAGAAAGGAAAGTCAAAGTTCCAAAGCAGTCAATACTTGAAAGGGGATAGGTTCAAATCCTTTAAAGAGTTTCATGGACAGGCAGGCTAAATCCTTCCTGAGAGTAGTAGGCTTATCTCTTATCTTTGCCTTGATAATTATAGCCATATTTGAATACCTTATCACATGAATGATTTTTCACATCTAGTATCTACCTATCTCCTGGAGATCCGTGAACTCCTGATCAACAAAAATATCAAGTACGGGAATTCAGCCCTTGAACCCCTAGGTGTGTTCTCTCAGTTGTCCGCAAAAGAAGGACTACTGATTCGCATAGATGATAAACTAAAAAGAATCAAGAATGGCAGCCTTGAAAAGGATGATGAAGATGTCATCAATGATCTGATAGGCTACCTAGTCCTTCTGAAGATTCAAACCAATGAAGAAAAGTACAGGAATAATAGATTGAATAGGCTTAAAGAAATGATGTCAAATGAAGATTAAATCATGAGTCCTAATATCACTATGTGCATGGGGACAGATTGTCCCTACAAAGAAGGCTGCTATAGATTCACCGCTAAGCCGGGAGACTATCAATCCTATTTCATGAGTCCACCCTTTAAAGATGGAAAGTGTGAGATGTATTGGGGTGATGCGCAGTCACAGATCTGGAATCAGCTTCAGGATATAGTCAAAAAAAAGGAATAGAAGTGTCGACAAATTGTCTACGTTTATTCGGGTTTTTTCCGAATTAGTCTAGCTGCCCTTCCTGATCTAAGTGTAGGAGTTCATCTCGGATCTCAGTATAACTACCCCGAAGTAAACATGAAGTTTTGTCATAGAAGTACATGATCTGGATATCATTCACCAACTCCTGAACATAGGCGATATCATCCACCCTTACCATTCGCCTAACAAATTCATGCTTCACATCTAGGCCTAGTTCCTTCCAGTCCATTGTGTTACCTGCAAGCATGACATCTATCTCAATCCACATATTAAAAAAGCTTTTTAGAGATTCCCAAGCTGTGAATTTTTGTCACAGGTTGGTATCCGTATTGGAACAAATATTTATTGTCCAGATAGGAAACTTTTACGCTAGGATCAAGAAGTGAATTCACCCCTGCACCTAGGTAGATCCCCTTAGCTTTCTGCACTATTGTTTTGGTTTCTGTGTTCGTGATTGTGTTGGTTACCACGGGAATCTTAAAATCATTCGTAGCAGTCATTTTAAGGACTTCTCCGAGGACTTCACCGCTTAGATGGGTACTTCCATACTCCGAAGGAATGGATGTCTTAAACAGGCTAATTTGAGGATTAAAATCAAGAAGGATTGTATCCCTTAAAACTTGAGTTTTAATCTTGGTTTTTGGCACATAAATAGTATCCACTACACGAGTGTAAATTGTGTCACTTTCTACCTTCGTTTCAAACTTGTAGACCGTCTCCTGCTCTGGTTTTGGGAATACCACAAAAGCTAGGATCACCCCTGCAAGGAAAGATAGGATTGCTATCTGAATTTTTTGGTTGTCTGTAGTGAAATTCATTGCTCGATAAATAAATTGTCCTGCTCTAGTATTTTTCTTAACTCATGACGGCACCACTCATAAGCCTTGTAGGTATCGTCATTTAGTTCTTTGTATTTCAGTTCCGATCTTAGCAATTGATCAAAATCCCAGATTGCGCTTTTATAATTGTGGCCATTTATTGCTGCTTGAAAATCTGTGTTATCTTCAGGCAAATCAAATTCAAGTACTGCTTTCATAGTGGGAATTTTATTGAGTCGATTAAAACTTCGTTATTATCTGAGCCATCTACCACAAGCCTTCTTCCGTTTAAGGTTAGAATTCTTCCGCCTACAGGTTTAACCGGGGCACCTCTTTCTACATGCCATCCATAAGATCCATCCCCATATTCTTCCTTGTAAGATCCAGTGATGGCAAGGTGAATCTGCTTTTGCTGTAATTCGTAGACCCTCTTTCCTTGGTTATAGTTTAGGGTGTCACGTACATCGTTACGGCTTGAATTCTCATGGATGTGCCCCATCACAAAGATATCCATGTTCTCATAGGTTTCCAATGCTCTTGTCAAGTTGATAGCACCCTTGGTGACTATTCCACCGCCACCCGATCCATGAAAATACTTCATAGTCTTGCTCATTGAAGTGCTATTGCGTAACTCATATTTAAGAACCATCCATCCCCCATATCCCCCTGTGTATACTTGGCTTTTGTTTTTGTAATTTAGTAGATCTATAAATCGCTGAAGGATGTCTGTCTCCTGATATTTTATTATTGACGTTTCGTGATTCCCGTACCCGATAACAGTCAAGATAGATGCATAGGGTGACCACCAATCTACGGCAGTTTCAACAATTGAGTCAAGGTATTTGGCATTATTATGCTCAGGCAAAATGTCGCTTTTGTTTCCCCTTTTGTCTCCCTTCCCCTGCATTAAACAGAAAAGGTCTCCATTGATGAAGACCGGGATATTCTGTTCCAGACAATAATCTAAATGACGCTTGAGCATTACTCGATCACATTTAGGATTGTCCCAATGTATATCCGAAAGTAAGGCTACCCGGTTTTCTTCTTTGCTTAAAGAAATGCTGTGAACATTTCTAGCAATTTTGGTTAGTTCCATTAAATTGGTATATAGGTTGTTTTTCCTCCAGACCGAACGGCCTTAAGTTTTTGTTTTCTGTTCCCGCTTTTTACGAATGAGACGTGTACCCAGTCCGGGTTAAAGTCCGTGCCAAACTCCCAGATCAGCTGATCGAAGTCTAGCTTATTTTTTATGAAATCAAATACCATTCTGTTTGTGACTTCACCATTCCCTCCATCCATATCGATATCAATGGCTTGTCCTTTGCAATGCTGAGAAGATGCGCTGCCTCCAATAAAACTATTTAAAGCCTTTGATCTATATCCTGAACTAATAAAAATAGGAACTCCGAAGTGCGCCCGGATAGGCTCGAATACCTTATCCGCAAGCAGCTTAAAGTTTTCAAGATGTTCTGCCGTTGGAGTATTATCTATTCCGTTACGCTTTGCGGTATCGCTTCTGGTGATCTCAGCTAAATTAAGATTCGGGCTTATTTTCATTTTTGTCTGTTTTTTTAAATATTTTTTCGGCAGCCGTGATCCCCAAAGCAGCAGCAGATAAGGCAGCTACCGAATATACTAAGGGTTCGTTTTGGTTCAAAAATAAGGCAGAGCATAAAGTGATTCCACTCAATACACCAACAAGCCTTTTACTAGAAGCTTCACCACCTTCAGATAGGAATCCTTTTGCCCATGTAAAGAAGTTTTTCATCTTCCCTGTCCCCTGTATTTTTTAGGTTTGTTTAATGATTTTGAATAGCTTTTTTTTGCCTTCCCGTTTCTCCTTTTTCCAAAGGTTACCTTGACTTGCGAAGTGCTTCCCTTAGCCTTTGCCATTGCTTTTCTTTATTTCTCCCCGTATTTTATAAACCAAGTAAACAATTGATAAAATAGAAATCACAGAAGTGAAAACTAGATTAACAAATTGAAGCCCTGCCATAGCAGTAACATTTGCAAAGATTGCTACAAAGGTAGAAGGTACTCCTAGTTCATCACTTTTCAAGATATTCATTTTAGGCTATAGTTGGGATCACACAAAGGTTCAAAGGCATAGGAGCAGTAACCTGTATAGCAATAGATACTCCTGCTGTAAAATCATCAAAGCGTTCCTGAAAGAATTCGATAGCAGCATTTGGTGTAGTATTAAAGGTGTAGGAATTATCTAGTTTCAATTTTGCTAGTACATCCAAAGCCACAAGTAGCTGATCACTTTGAATCTGTAGTCTGTTGCTTTTATCTTCAGTCAATAGATCAGCAAAGAGAAGCACTAGATCATAGCGCATAGTAGTTCCGTTATACACGGAAGGTCTCACCACAGTCCAAAAAACAGGGTACTGAATCTCTCCCCCATTATCGACATAATCGTAGATGTCACCCTCTCCGAAGGTTCGGATCATTGGGTGCGCTTCTTGGATTGCCTTGAGTTTTTTTACTAGGTCTACTAGAGTCATCTTGCTTGGATAAAAATTCTTTTAGCTTCTTTTCGTTTTTGCTGTAAGCCATCTTTTAGAATGGTTTTTTGTATCGATTGCCTTGGTATCTTTCGCTGTATGGTCGGTGATCTTCATAGTCTCCCCTGCCTAGATTGATTGCCACCTTGTACTGATTGCTTACAGGTTGGATAGTAGTCACATCAGATCCTGGGTTAAGGTACTCAGGGTACAGGGTAGAGTTCGCACACAGGTAATTGATAGCCCGTTCAGCATACCACTCAGCATATCCCTTGTAGTATTGTGAAATACTTTGAAGTTCTGCAAAGGTAGGTTCTGTGATGTTCTCTGATTTGCGCTTCACCACTCCCTTATTTACGAATTTGTACTGCATAGCCATAGGCAATTCACCTAGGACATAGTTGAAAAGGGTATCCGTGAGATAGCTATCTAGGAAGGTCTTATAGACTGCATTCCCACCCTGTCCTATAGTCCCGTTTGAGATCAAAGTAAGGATTTTATCATATAGTGCAGTACCACAGATAGGATGTATATACCTATCTTGAGTCATCTTGATCACCTGAGTGACATTCTTCAGGTCAATATTTGCAGAAGCTACAGTGAAATCCTTGAAGGACTGCTCACTGATCATTAATACATTTGCGCTCATCTTGATGTTTTTTCTACTACTACATTACGCTTCCACTCATGTCTACAGAAAGGAGTTCTTTTGCCTGTGTTCGGGTTGGTATACCATCCGCCACAAAGTTGAAAAACGCTATAGCCTAGCTGATTGGATAGGTTTTGAATTTCTTCCCGTGTGAAGAATAAATCTCTTTTTATTAATTCTGAACACAAAGGTCTTGATTGAGATCCTGGAAGTAAGTCAGGAGCATCTTTTCTTTTCTCATAAGAATAAAGCACCTTGAAGGAAGTCACAGGCTGAAGTCTTTTGATAGCTGCTACCCCTGATCTAGTCACGGATCTAGTGATCAATCCTTCTCTTGAGATCTTCTCCACTAGCACCTGATCATCTATCAAAGTGTTGATTCTTGAGATCACAGATGCTTCATCTATGCCTACAGCCTTGGCTATTTGTGGGATGGTCACCGCCTCATTTCTTTGAATCTGAGTGATGATCTTCTTCTGTACTTCATTAAGCATATACTCAGCGAATAGATCCTGCTTGATGAAATCATCCATACTAGAGAAGTGCATCTTTGAACTTTCAATCACTTTGAATCCTTGCTTTGATACACCTTTGCCTTCAAACTTTGATAGGATATTTGCATCATGTTCTGAGATGCTGCATTCAAGGTGGAGGTGATCAGAGAATCCTTGGGTAGGATCTGTGATGACTTCTGTAGGGGTTACTATTTCAGTCCGTACAGGAAGACCAATCAAGCCCCTCAATTCATTCACATCCATAGACTCCACTACCTTAGTAGCAATCAATGGGGAAAGGCTATTCAATGAGTTGATGATGTCTTGTGCCCCTTGGCTTTCCTTCTTCTCAATAGGTGCAAGTCCTAACTTCTCACGGATTTCATCCTGAGTCATGTTAGTGCTGATGATCTGCTCTGTGAATTGGAATGATATAGGTTCAGTCTTCTTGATCTCAAGTTCTGCTATGATATCATTGAACTTCAAAAGATAGTTCACTACTTCCTCTAGTGCTTGCTGCTTTGCATTCACATAGGTGTTCTGAAATAGTTCAGAAGCCTCTCTCATTTCTGCTCTACCACCTAGTTGACCTTCAGTCTTAACTCCAAAAAGCATAGGGCTAGTCACCTTATGACCTGTGAAGATCTCCTGCTGAACAGTCTTATTCAATAGGTCAAAGTGCTTATCAAGTTCAGTACCCGATAGGTCAATGATTGAAGGTTCATTCTCTTTGCTATCATTGAATGCCAACATGAATTTTCCTGCATTCTTAGATCCTGCGAACTTGTCTTTAAATTGTCTTTCAATTCTATCTTCTTCTTCCTGGGATACCTTCCCTCCATTCAAGTTGATCAACTTGCTAGAGAACATCCCGTTGTTAATCGTATTTAGGTGGTATTCCCCGATAGAGATATCTAGTTCAATGTAGGATATAGCCCCTCTGTAATCAGGCAAAGAATAGGTATTTGCTCCTGCTCTGTATTCCTTGAAGTATAGGATCTGTGTACCTGTGGTATTGTTAGGATCAAAGGCAGGATAGGTATCAAAATCAGGTCTAGGATTGACATTGTCATTCTTGATCCAATTGTCGGACACATAGAATTCACTATTGTCTGCGTTGGTTCTCACCTTGTAGTAGTCTACATGATAGAGTTCTGCTATCTCACCCGTGCCTTTTGTCCATATCACCTGAAGGTAGTAGCCTCCAAAGATAGATAGATCAGTCACTAGCTTCTTTGTCAATTCGTTCAGGCTTTCCTGCTTGGTGTTGATACGATCAATCAAGCCAAATGCCTTAGCCTTCTGCATTTCATCTTCAGCCTTTACTGTCCACCCATTGCCACAGATGTAGTCTACCTTCCCTGTTATGATAGCGTTATTCTTTGCGCTATTGTTATAGATCCTAAGTAGGTAGTTCGGGTAGTCATTCTTCTCCCCATAGTAGATGTAGTCCTTCCCTTTTACTTCTTTGTAAACGGGCAGAGGCACTTGATCAAACTTGAATAATTTTATCATGCTGTTGTGTAGGTCTTATAGTTACCATTATACCCATTATATCTCAC